CCAGATCTTGAACACTGTCGCTGTTTACCCAGATGCTATCGAAGTTTTGCTTCGCTTCGAGTAATTCCTTCTGAATCAGTTCCTTTCTGCAAAGGTGCTCGTAGATGTTTGTCTTACCGACAAACGAAACTTCAATCTCTCCCGACTCTTGCAACTGATCAGCCGTTTGCTTAGGAAGTTCGAAACTGGTCGAGACGAGATTCATTAACTTCATACCCGTCTTCATCCCTGTGGAATCCAACAGTTCTTGGTTTTCCTTCAAGAAAGAAACCAGTTGATCCTTGATCTCGTTAACACGTTGGAACTCCTTAGAAGAAACAATCTTAGTGGACTCTCCAAATCTCTCTGTCTTCTCCTCTAATCTATCTTTGATTCTCTCGTAGGTAAGCTTTGTCTCATACATTGAAAGAATCTTATCAAACGAACCCTCAGCCGACTGGTAATCGTCTTCAAGGAGATTGGACAGCACACTCATCACTTTCTTGTCAGTGGATTCTTCAAACGCTTTCTTATTCTCAAGGATCTCAGCGTCCTCAACAACAATCTTAGAAAGTTTTAAAGTAGGCTTAAAGCAATACTTACCACTAACTACTGAACCGTTTTCGGTCAGGTATGTCGCAACACCATCTTCAACAGAGAATAACTCTACATTCTCTCTTAAAGTACGAGCTAAGTAATCACCAATCTTAATCAGGTTACTGAACTCTTTTCCACGATTTTCAATCAGATTCGTTAACATAATAAATATACTTGTCCAAAATTATTTAGCCCTGTCTTTGTGGCTTATTTTATTAAAATGCTCTTTCTGCCCCATGTCTTCAAGCAGTTTGATTAGCTCGTCATCACAACCAGACTCTATCGCTAAGGATTTCATAGCGTCATAATCGAGAGATTCCGCCGCTGTCGGAGGGACATTTTCAGCAGAATCCATGGGTTCTCCAGGAGGCTCGCCCATCGGAGGTTCACCGGGAGCGCCCATTGGAGCGCCCATTGGGGCACCCATACCACCCATCATTGCTTGGCTAAAGACTGGATCGTTCTGATCCTTTTCGAGACCTTCTTTAACTTTATCGATCTCGCTATCCGACATCTGATAGTAGTCCTTGTAAATCTTTTCCATTGGGAATATCATCAATCCCTTAACGGCTTGGACTACTCGGGCTTTCTGCTCATCAGTATCAAGCATTCTCTTAAGAGCCATGTCTGAAGGTGCGGGCAGTTTTATCTTTAAGTCGGATATAAGTGTCGAGGGGAACCCCTTCAACATTAAGTGTCTCTTGGCAATCGTTTCTAAGCCAAGCTCAATTGACTTCTGGATTCTAGTAATGACTCTAGCAAACTTAACATCAAGCTGGGAGAGATTGGCCTTACGCTCAGGTGACTGATCTTTTTCAACAATGTAATCTTTCGGAATCTTAAGAGCCGCGAGAAGCTTATCTCTGAAGTACTTAACGTCGTCAACCTCTCCAAGGTTCTCAGCCCCTGGAAGGGTATCAATCTTCGTCCCGGTCCCTTTCCCGTTAACAGCAATGTAGAAATCTTCATCGGCAGCGAGAGCATTGAAATTCTCTTCAATGTTGCCTGTTTGTCTATTGAAGCTCTTGCGCTTCTTAAATTTATCCATCTGCTTCTTAATGTGCATTTCAGCCTTAGAAGCAGGCAGGGAACCCGTATCAATATAGAAGATACGGCGCTCAGGAGCACGAACAAGACGGTAGATGAGCATCGCATCTTCCATCATCTTCAGACTCTTATAGGTCACTCTGGCAGCAGCCGCAACCGACTTCCCATAGGGATAGTGAGTCGGATCCGAAGTATGGAGTCTGAGGTGAACAATTTGACCTGGGTCTAGGTTGATGATCTTGGCCTCATCTATGTGAGGACCGACAGAGCCGTAAGTACTCCAATCATTCTTCTGCGGTATTTCTTGTAAGAATTGTTTTAAGTAACCAAACTCGTCTTCAACTCGGAAGATAAAGTTAGGATTAAGAATCTTGATACGCTGGATACCACGTTTAATGTTGTTGAGATCAACAATTGTTTCAAGGAAGATATCTCCATACTTGACGACATTCCTAGAGATATCCCACAAATAGCGAGTCATGTTCACTTCATCAAACATGTTCTCGACTTCTTGCTTGGTCATGTCGTCATCAGTTACGACGTTCCAGGGAGTGCCGTCAATGTTCTCCTGGGTGCAGTCATCGCTGTAGATATCAAAAGCGGAGGAAATTTCAGGATACCCATCCATATCCTCATACTCTTTGTATCTACGTTTACGGTCGAACTCAACTTGAGGCAGTATTGGGTAGTAAGTCTTTTTGTGACCAAACTCCGAAGGCACCTTAACAATCTCTTTAGACTGTACAGTGTCTCCCTGTAAAGGCTTGGGGGGATCAACTATTCTTTGTGTGACGGGATCCTGAATTTTGTAGTCAGGATGATCTTCAACCTCTCTCGAAAAGAACTTTTTAAAGAACCTTCCAATTAACCCGTAGGGCTTGTTATACGGCTGTTGCGGATCAGCAAACTGCGTATATCCCTCACCACCTTCTCTTAGTTTCTTAGCAGCCATTCAAGTTTCTCTTCTGTTAGATCTTCCGTAGAAGTCTTCAATTTATATGTATGAGCGTTACGTATGGCTGGTGGCATATAAGTGTCTTCTTCTGCCTTTTCTATGAAGGAATTCCCTCTTAAGTTATTAAAAATCTTAATGGCAGAGGCAAAGGACATAATTAAATCGTCATGGCAGTTGGTATCTGGCTTAATCCGGCCAGTATCGGAGTCAATAATGAATGTTAAAAGCTCATTGACCAGCCTGTCGGAGTTAATTAAAACTTTACCTGACCTAATATTGTGCTCAAGATCGGCTAATAAATTCTCCTTATTTTTCTGGGTAATCATAATTCCGATCTCTCGCTTGTCATCCATCACCAAATTCTCATACTCAAACTCCTGTTGGAGAAAGTAAATCAGGTTATTCCCGATCCCATTCCTCTCAGGACAAACAAATGCAGTGTTGTAAAGCCTAGCCTCGTCTGCTATGATCCTGGCAAATTCATTAATAGGTGTCCTGTTGGAGTAAAACTCAGCAACCTGCTTACCATTATAGATGTCAATAATATGGAAGGCCGAGTAATCTCTCTCACGACCAATTGACGGGTCGGCGGCAAGAACATACTCATGGTTAGGTTGAGGATCTTCCCATATCCGCATTCTATTGTTGTATTTGATCCAGTAGTCCTTACTACAGTTTTCTTTAAGGTTACGTAAGATCTCACCTTCAATGTAAGTCTCACCAGTTCCTAGGAAGCTTGC